CAAGAAATTAAAATCATTGATGTTATAAACAACGATACAGGGCTACATTTAAATCAAGTAAGCAAAGTGTATATTAACACCGTAAAGTACCCTACAGACGATACTGGTGAGCCTTTATACTATGCTTTTAATGGTAGTGATAGTTCTAATAATTTAAAAATAGATTTATCTCCTGTTCCTACATCTGCACAAACAATTACATTAGACATAGTAAAATATCAAGATGATTTGGCTACTGCTGTTTCTGTATTAAAAGTTCCTTCTAAGCCAGTTATTCTTGGAGCATGGGCAAGAGCAATAGCAGAGCGTGGTGAAGATGGTGGAACACAGTCAAGCATTATGGCACAAGAATCTAGTGAGGCACTTAAACAAGCAATTATATTAGATAGTGGAAATACACAATACGAATCAGATTGGTTTGTAAATGAAAATCATTCTCATGGAACGGTAAATTTTAGATAATGGCTAAACAAATAACATATCAACCTTTAACAGATATAGGTATCAATGGATTAAATACACAAGACAATCCAGCAACACTTAGCCCTGCTTGGTTAACTGCTGCTGATAATGTTGTTCTTGCTGAGTCTGGTCGTATTGCTTTTAGAAAAGGATTTAAACAAAAAGTAGCACCAAGTGGTACAGCTATTGGTTCTTTAATAGAACACAATGACCAAGGCACTAATAAGATATTTGCTAGTTATGGTACTTCTATTTACACAATAGATTTTACTGATACTGATGCTGCTTTTCCTAGTAGTGGTGCTGATGTTAAGCATACAGTTTCTAACAGTACAGGTAAATGGCAGTTTATAAACTTTAATAATAGATTAACTTGTATACATGAAAACATAGTACCTCAAAGATATGATGGTTCTCAAAGTTCAGGAAGCAAATGGGCAGCTTTTGATAATGCTCATAGACCATCTAGTGTTACATCATCACAATTTAAACCTAGTTGTGGTGCTGGTTTTTATGGTAGGATGTGGGTAGGTGGTGTTGCAGAATCTAAAGATGTTTTATATTACTCAAGTTTATTAGACGCAGATGATTTTAGAACTACAGCAGAAAATGGAGCATCTAATGGTGGTTTAATAGATTTAAAAACTGTTTGGGGTACAGACAACATAGTAGCTATTGCACCTTTTTTTGGTAAGTTAGTTGTTTTTGGTGAAAACAATATTGCAATTTATAACAGTCCAAATATTATTGGAAGCATGGCACTAAACGAAGTTATTAATGGTATAGGTTGTGTAAGTAGAGATTCGGTACAAGCAATTGGAGATGATTTAGTTTTTGTTTCAAGCACAGGATTGCGTTCACTTGCTCGTACTACAGAAAAAGATAAATTACCTTTAACAGATTTGTCTTTAAATGTAAAAGATACTTTGATTAGACACATAGGTCAAAGCACAAACATGAAAGCAGTTTATATAGAAAATGAAGGTATTTATGCTTTATCTTTTGTTGATAAAAACATAACTTATATATTTGATTTTAAACATCAAACACCTAATGGAACACCAAGAATTACAACTTGGTCGTTTGATAATGATAGAGAGCCTGCAAGTATGGCTTATACAGTTTTGTATGGTTTATTAGTAGGACAAAAAGATGGTGGTCTTGCTGGTTACGAAGGTTATTATGATGTAGATTTAGCAGCTAACGGAACTACAACTACAAGTGCTTCTTATACTGGTAATTTTTCTACAACATGGGTAGATTTAGGACAAGAAGTTTCAGCTTCTTTATTAAAAAGATTGTTTATGGTTATGGAAGGTGGCTCTGGTTCTACACTAGGTTTAAAATGGTATAAAGATTACAGTCCTACACCTTCTGCTACTACACAAATTACTTTAAACCCTGTAACTACAGGTACAACTTCATTATGGGGTGCTTCTAGTTCTTTGTATGGTGCAACAACAGTTACACATACACATATTGCAGCAACACATCCTAGTAATTCTACATATAAACCTGTATATGGATTACAAGAATATAGAACAAATTTAACAGGTTCAGCTAAAAATATTAAATTAGCGTTTAGTATAGAAAGCAATGGATTTAATGCTTCTTTACAGGCATTAACACTTCTTCATAAACAAGGGAAAATAAGATGAGTAATTATACAATCGCAGTTTCTTGGTCTGGCAAGGATGCCCTTGCTGACTCAGATGCTAATAAAGTTATATCTGGTGCAGATTTTAATACAGAATTTACAGCAGTACAAACAGCAATTAATACTAAGGCTGATTTAGCTGGTAGTGCTTCACAAGCATTTTCAGCTACTACAGCAAGTGCTGGTACTAACACAACACAAGTAGCTACAACTGCTTTTGTTAAAACAGCTAATGATGCACAAACACAAGTAACAGCAGCAATAGTAAATGCTCTAGTTTACCCAGTAGGTTCTATATATTTTAATATGGCAGTTGCTACAAACCCAGCTACTTTACTAGGAGTAGGTGACTGGGTTAGATATGGACAAGGTAAAGTTTTAGTTGGTATGGCAGATAGTGGAACATTTGATGCTCTTGATGAAAGTCTAGGTGAAGAAACACACGCATTATCTATTGCTGAATTACCAGCTCACGGACATCCATATAGTGTAACAACCTCATCGACTCCAACTTCAGGTTCTTCTGGCAGCCTTATGACATCATCATCTGGTTCTACAGTAGGACCACAAGATGGCACAACCGCAGCTAGTGCAGGCAGTCAAATAGGTGGGGCTGGTAGTGGTACAGCACACTCAAATTTACAACCATCAGTCACAGTTTACATGTGGAAACGCACAGCATAATAGGAGATTAGAAATGGCAAGAGGTGATTATTTAGCTAAGACAAAAGGGGGAACTACTACTAGACCGGGTAGTAGTAAAGGTGGTATAGACTTAGGTTCTTTACTTGGTGGTTTGTTTGGTGGTGGTGGTAACAATGATAAATACGCCCAACAAGACTTTGAAAGACAAAAAGAATTAATGGACAAGATGTATGAGATGAGTTCTCCATACAGCACTTATGGTGTTACTGGTAGTAATGTTGTTGACCAAGATGGCAAAACAATTAAACAAAGTTTATCACCAGAGTTACAAGCACAGTATGATGCGTTACTTGCTAGGTCTGGAATGAGTGCTGATAAAGTTGCTGAAATGTCTGGTAGTCCACAAGAATTACAAAACTACATATACAATCAACAACAAGCATTACTACAACCATCTCAAGACCAAGCTAGAGCACAGTTAGATGAACAACAAATAGCTAGAGGTATGCTAGGTTCTACAGGTGGTGCTTCTCAAAGAGGTGGACTTGAAACAAGTATTGGTATGCAAAACCAACAAGCACTTGCTAATGCATTAACTCAATCACAAGGATTGCTTGATGCTGAAAGAGGTAGACAATCAATGGATATGTCTAACGCTTTGACAATGGCTGGACAACCTAATACTATGGCAGGTATTGGTGGTAGTTATGCTGCTGGTGGTGCACTTGGAAATATTAAAGGTGTATCTGGTGCTTCAGCAAATATTGGAAATCAACTAGCTATTGGAGATGCTACTAAACAAAAAGGTCTTTGGGATATGCTAGGTATGAGTAGCAAGGGTGGAAGTAGTGGACTATTTGGTGATACTTTTAGTAGTCTATTTAGATAATAAGGAGATAACATGGGTTTATTAGATACCGAGATTCTAAGCAACAGATTTGATGTAGAGAACTCTCTTAACAATACTATGACTGAAAGAGCACAAGGTTATGGTGCATTAGACAGGTCTATTTACGCACCAATGACAGCAAGTACAGCACTACAAGGTGATATGGCTGGTCAAGCTATTGGTGGTATGTTGGGTGGTCGACAAGTAGAAATGCAAAAACAAGACATAATAGATGATATTATGCAAAGAAACCCAGACCCTAAAACTTCTGCTGAATTGCGTTCAGTTGCAGGAGAATTTGCAAAAGCTGGACTAACAGATTATTCTTTTCAAATTACAGAAGTAGCTAACCAATTATACAAAACTGAAGTAGACAAAAATGTTGCAACAGATAAATGGTATACAGGCACAGGTAAATCTTTAAAGAATAGTTTATTAACTGATGATATTCTTAAAGCATATATTTATCAAAAAGAAAACATAACTGCAAAGGATTGGAATGATGATGACCAATGGACAAGAATGGATAGAAAAGATGCACTTGCTTCTGCTAAAGCAGATTTAGGTGGACAGATAGACAACTATTCAAATCGTTTAATGCAAGATGGTTATTCTAAATCAATGTTAAAAGACTTACAAAAAAATGATGCTGACTTTATGCAACATTTTTTAACTGATTTAAGTCAATATGGAAATCAAGATATTAAAGATTTCTTTCAATCGGTTATGGTGTTTGATAGTAAAGAAGGTAAAAATTCAATATCTATTAGTTCTGAATATGTAGCAAGATTAAGTCAAGATGAAATTGATGTAATGGATTTCCAATCTGCTGCATTGTTGTATGACACTCTTAAAGATACAAAAAAATTAACTCAAACACAGCGTGAAGTTTTCAAAAAACTTGAAACTAAAATAAAATCACCTAATGGATTTGAGTTAAATGAAGTTGAATTAAGAAATATACTTACAACAAAAGGAACGCATGATGCAGAAACAATAGAAAAAATAATAGAACAGCATATGCAAAGAACCAATCAAACTTATAAAGGTGTTGGTACATCCGCTTCAATTACTTCAGTTAATGATGGAACTATGATGGCTATGAATACTCAACAACCAGATGATAATTTTTCTAGCTGGATAGTTTAATATGTCTTTTAAATTCATAGAAGGTGTTGGTTTAGTTGCTATTGATTCTAATAAATCGCAACCAGAAGTAGATGCTACTATTGAATACTACAAAACTATAGCACCTAAGTATGAAGAACTAGGTGGTTTTTTTGGTGGCTTTAATGACACTAAGTCTATGATATTTAGATGGGGTCAAAAATTATCTGGTTCAGCCGATGAAGAAAAATCGAGATGGTTTGGTGAGCAAGTAGAACAATGGGGTGAAGCTGTTGGCTATTATGATTCTATTGCTTTAGCAAAATACCATGAAGATATGGAAAATTTTAGACCTCTAAATGAATTAGAACAAGCAGATAGAGAGGCTAATAATGCTATTATGAAGCAATTTGAAGTTGATATGTATGATGCTTATGATAATAAAAGTGGTGATATATCAGATATTCAACAAAAATATGGGTATACAGCAGAAGATATAGGTACATTATCTAGTCTTTGGGAGTTTGCAAAGATGGCAGTTAATGACCCAGCTTATACTCTAGGTACTGTATCTGGTATGGTATTAAAAGACCCAGAGTTATTGTTATTATCTTTATTAAGAGTGCCGGGTTCTACAGCAGCAAGTATGACTAAGGTTACAAGTGCTGTTAACAAAGCCATAGGCATACAACCTACATACACAAAAAGTTTTGTTAATATGGTGGGTGCACAAAGAACAAAAGCAGCAGTAGGTAGAGGATTAGAAGGTGCTATGTATGGTGGTGTTTATGAAGCATTACATGATTTAACATTTAATGGTCATATTAAAGAAGAAAATGTAGAGCGTGGAATTGCATTTGGTGCTTTACTAGGTACAGGTTTTGGTGCTATATCTAAAAATACAGGTAAAAGCTGGTTAAGAGATAAATCTGAATCATCACAAGCACTTAAAAATATTACTTTAATGCAAAGAACTTTTGGTCAATTAAAATTAACTAAAGATAAAAGTGGACAAAGTGTTTTAACTTGGCAAACACCTAAAGGAAGAAGGCAGGATTGGAAGGTTGAATTAGATAGAATTAAAACTGAAAGAGCAACTACAGGTAATGCTAATGCAAAACCAAAAGTAAAGCCAACAGGAAAACCAAAAGAAGAGCCAATAATAGAGTCAGAATTAAATCCAGAATTTAGGTCGCCTACAACTACACCAAAAGAAGTTGTATTGCCTACTGGATTAGATAATTTATCAAGAGCTTCTCGTTGGAGAGAAAGAGCAATTGATTTAATAGAAGAACGAGTTAAAAAATCAGCAAAAAAATCTGGAGATACTCCATTAACTAGAGAAG